TCTGCGGGTATTTCATCTGGACCGATATGTGGTCCAGAGAGACCCCATGGGTCATCCCGTGAAGATTATCACCAAGGAGACTCTGGCATATAACACGCTCCCTGAAGAGCTGAAGGAAGCGGCTGGAGAGCTGGATTCCGAGGCTCCTGACAAGACCTGTGAGTTGTTCACCACAGTGTGCCTGCACGGTGGTTCGTGGGAAATCCACCAAGAGATTAAAGGCAACTTTGTGCCTGGTTCTCAGGGGACGTTTAAAAAAGACAAACTACCCTACATCCCCCTGCGCTTCTCCAAGATTGATGGAGAGGATTATGGCCGGGGGTATGTGGAAGAATATTTAGGCGACCTCATAAGTCTTGAGAAATTGACTCAGGCTATCGTGGAGGGTTCCGCTGCTGCTGCAAAAGTATTGTTCTTGGTCAACCCCAACGGGACGACCAGAGCGAAGACATTGGCTGAGAGCCCTAACGGGGCCATTACTCAAGGTAATGCGGCTGATGTCTCTGTCCTGCAACTGGATAAGTTCAATGATTTCCGCATCGCCGCTGAGACCATAAACACCATCAAAGACCGACTAGGACACGCATTCCTGCTTACGTCAGGCGTTGTCAGGAACGCGGAAAGGGTCACCGCCGAGGAGATTCGGATGCTGACCATGGAGCTTGAGTCTTCTCTTGGGGGACTTTACTCGTTGCTAAGTAACGAACTTCAGCTACCACTGGTCAACCGGGTTATGGACGTGATGAGCAGAAAGAAGCGTTTGCCCAAGCTGCCGAAAGACTTGGTGACCCCTGTAATAATTACCGGCATCGAAGCTCTGGGACGGGGCCATGACCTTCAGAAACTCGACCTGTTCCTCGCCGGAGCCGCCCAAGTGGTTGGCCCCCAAGCCATCCAGCAATACGTCAATGTGGAAGAATACTTTAAGAGGAGAGCTACAAGTCTTGGCATGAAGACTCAAGGGCTGGTTAAGACGCAGGAAGAAATCATGCAAGAGATGCAACAAGCACAAGCGATGTCCATGATGGAGAAGGCCGTGCCGCAAGGAGCAACAGCTCTGGGCAACATGGCTAGAGACAACATGGGTCGAGAAGCAGCGGCTTCTGAAGAGGAGGCTTCTTTACAAGAGGAAGAATAATGGCTGATAAATACGAGATAAATGACCCCACACCGGGTGAGACGGTTACCTTGGAACAGGAAGCCGAAAAGCTCCCAGAGGAAGCTCCCAGCGAAGACCGTCCAGAATGGCTTCCTGAGAAGTTCAAGACACCGGAAGATTTGGCGAGTGCCTATTCCAGTCTGGAACAAAAGCTAGGCTCCGAAGAAAATAATAAGGAGGAGAAGGCTGATGGTGAAGACCTACCGCCTACAGAAGAGACAGCCACAGCTCCCGCAGATAACGCCGTAGCGGAGGCTTCGGACGAATGGGCTGAAAACGGCTCTCTCAGTGATGACACTTACAAGTCCTTGGAAGGAGTTGGTTTAAGCCGTGATATGGTGGACACCTACATTCAAGGACAGGAAGCTCTCCAGCTACAGCAGCAGGACGCGATTATTTCCGACATCGGGGCAACAAGGGAAGACTACCAGAAGATGTCCGAATGGGCTTCTGATGCCCTCACCCCCACTCAACTAGACGCTTACAATAAAGCGGTGGAAACCGGCAGCGTCAATGAGGCTAAAATGGCTGTTGACTGGCTCAAGGGCAAGTATGAGGCCGCTAATGGGGTGTCCCCTACTCTGGTTCAAGGAAGGACCGCAGGAGCCACCACAAGCCCGTTTGAAAGCCGCGCGCAGGTTCTCTCAGCTATGGCCGAAAGAGACGCCCGTGGTAAGAAAAAATACGAAGTGGACCCCGCCTATCGCGCCGAAGTAGCACGCAGGCTGGCCATATCCCCTACCCTGTAGAGATTCCCATGAGTGATTCAATTTCATATTTACTAGAGAACAAGGAGGCACTGATTCAGATTTTAACCGGCGTGGTGACCATCGCCAGTATCATCGCCGCCATGACTCCCAACGACAGCGATAACGCCTTCGTGGCCAAGCTGAATACCGTGGTGAGCTGGTTGGCGCTAAACATCGGCCACGGGAAGAGCAAATAATGGTCAAACTGATTGTTAGTCTGCTCATTAACTTCCCTAAACTGGCGACCGTCTTCTTCAAAGTGCGGGATGAATATTGGATTGAGGTTAAAAAGCGCCGTCGTAATAATAACGATAAGCTCATTAACCGCTGGGTGCGGGACGATTAAAAGAAGTGAAATTCCTTACTTTATTCAAAAGCTGGAAGAACATTCTTTTACGCCTGCTGAAAAGGAAACAATCGGAGAACTCCTCCGATACGTCAACGACCTCGAATCCAGGTGATAATGCTATCTGCGGAATCTGTGTAGGCCATTCCCGCCCAGATGACTTAGGTGCTGTGAGTGTTTCAGGCATCCACGAATGGACTTTTAACGTGCGTGTGGCCGCGCTTGTAAAAAAGTATCTCGAAAAAGACGGCATAACCGCCCGTATTTACGACGAATATCACGGCACTACATACACGTCTTCCATGAAATGGCTGGCGCACACGCTTTCAGTGGATGGCGTAACGCTTGCCATAGAACTCCATTTCAACGCCGCTACACCTTCCGCATCAGGGTGTGAGATGCTTTACCACCACCGCTCCATCAAAGGAAAGCGACTGGCCGGTTGTCTCCAGAAAGCGGTGCTTGATACTTACGATACACGCGACAGGGGTATTAAACCCCTTACAAGATTTTCCCGTGGCGGGGGCTTTGTGAATTACACGAAATGCCCTGCTGCGCTGTGCGAGCCGTTCTTTGGAACCTCAGAAGCCGATTGGCTTTCGTTCTCGAGCCCTCGCACCCGTCTAGCACAAGCATATGCTGACGGTATTAAAGATTTTCTGTCTAAGTAACATCTTAGTAACCAGAACGCCCGGTGCGCCGGATAACGTGACTGTGTGAATGATGCGACAGCGGCACGAAACCGTTAAACTCTATTAACTTAACCCCTAGAAAGATAAACTATTATGGCTAATGGCCTTATTGTTCCATCTCGCATCGGTCAGATTGAAGCTGCCGGTGACGCAGATGCCCTATTCTTGAAGGTTTTCGCTAATGAGGTTCTGACTTCCTTCGAGGAGTCGAACGTCATGAAAACCCTTCACACCGTTCGCACTATTTCGAGCGGTAAGTCGGCGCAGTTCCCCGTTATCGGGAAAGCAACTGCATTGTACCACACGCCCGGAGAAGATGTGTTCGAGACTACTAACGGAACTAAGTATCCGACTGTAATCCAGCACAACGAGCGTGTTATCACGATTGATGACGTTCTCATCGCGGCGACTTCCATCGCTAATATCGACGAACTCAAGTCACATTACGAGGTCCGGTCTACTTATGCCCAGGAACTTGGACGTGCGCTTTCTAAGCGGTTCGATATTGCGACCATGAAGACGCTTGCTGGTGCTGCTAGTGCCAGTCAGGAGAACATCGGTAGCGTGACAGGCACTTGTATTACTATTGATGCTAGTGACAATTCGGCTGACCCCGCGACAGCGGCTGGCCTGATTGACCTCTGCACGATTATCGCCCAGAACTTGGACGAAAATGATATTCCCTCAGAAGACAGGTTTGTTCTTGTCACTCCGGCTCAATATCATGCTCTGTCTGCTGCTGACAGTGCCGCAATCAACAAGGATTTCGGTAACACTGGTAGCGGTTCCGATGGAACCATCTTCTCGTTGGCTGGGCTTCAAATCGTCAAGTCTAACCACTTGCAGGATGTTATCACCTTGGCTGCGTCTCAAGACGCTGATGACGCCAACGCTAACAACCACCCGTTCGATAATACGGGTCCGGCTGATACTGGCGGTTACAATGCTGACCTTACCAACCTGAGACTTCTGGCTGGCCACAAGTCCGCGATTGGCACTGTTAAGCTTCTCGACCTCGCGGTTGAGAGCGAGTATTCGCTGCCGAAGCAGTCTACCCTGATGCTGGCTAAATACGCCATGGGTCATGGTATCCTGCGGCCTGAGGCGGCGGTTCGCGTCTTCGCTTAATTAACCCCCTCCTCCCACTAATAGCGGTCCTCGTAGTTAATTCTACGGGGGCCGCTATTTTTTACAGTCA